TTATTAAGACCTGTAAAAAAGTTACTTCTTTGATTAAAAATATTAATTCTTTCTCCAGGAGGCAAACCATAAGAATGTGCAAATCTTTGACTATCATCCGAAATTTTGATTAATTGAGATATCGGCATTTTATACACAAGTGGATTGTTAATTTGAGATAATGTAGTATTTCCAGCAAGAGCTTGGGAAAACATAGTTGTAAAATCCATATCATTTGGTTCTCCAGAATTAAAATAATTTGCGGAAAGTAAATCTTGATAATATGTATAATTGGATAAATAAGATAAAACTCCTGAACCATTAACACCTTCCGGTACGGTATTACGTGGTGCCGTCTTTACATCTTGTTCACAACCACAAGCTTGACATTCAGGGTAAGTAAGCATCGGTAATCTAACCGTAAAATCTTTTTTATCACAATATTTTCTCCATCCTCTAAATGGATACCAACTAATAAAATAGTTACTGATTCCCAACTTCGATAACCAACATAAGAAAGACGTTACTATATCATACAAATACAATAAAACATGAGCAATAGCTAAAACGATTATCCCAACAGGTTGTAAAATTGTAAATATAATTGAAAATAAAAAATATAATAAGTCAAAATTTTTAAATCCGTCATTAACAGGGAATTTATTTACGGTATCTTCACAATCAAAAGAATCAATTTCTTTAATTCCAATAAAATTACCTGAAGATGGACCAATAAAGTTTCCTCCTTTTTTCCATTGGTCAATAAATGAAGAAATTGTATAAACTCTATTAAATTCAAATTGATAAAAAGTGTCATTACAATCAATAGATTCATTTAATTTATCTATTTTTTGTTGTTGAATAAATCCATTAGTATACCCACTCCAAGCCAATCCAAAATAATATGAACTTTGTTGTTTGTCATATAACCTTTTTTGTAGTTGGTTTTGTGAACCTCGATAATATGTTGGGTCATCTTCCGGGTCATTACCAATCCACCCATATTCTTTAACATTAGGAATTAAAAAATATGGTCTCCTTGTTGATAATGTTAAATCATTTGGTTGTGTCCATTTTACTTTAAATCTATATTTACCTTTTGTTGGGATTCCAACTGTTGGGTCGTAAGATATTACTTTTTCTCCAAATTCATTTGTAATAAAGTAATCTAAATTCATAGGTAATTCAATTAACCATGTACCACTTCCGTCAATAACATTTCCAGCCTGTTCTAAATCATATTGCTCTAATACAGGATTACCTTCAGAATCTTGTTGAATTGTTTGTCTAATTGCTAGTATTTGACCAGGAGCTGTTGTTAATCCACAAAGATTACCCATATTGTCTCTTGGTTTACAATTATCTCTAACTTTAAACCCATCAGAAGATGAAAACATTGAACCCATGAATACAGATGTCGGTTGTATATCAACATTTGCCTCATCTCTTAAATCAAAATCTAATCTATTAACGGCTATTTGACAGGTAGTCGGGTCTCCCCATAATGGAGAAATCTCGGCACTTTTAACAATATTAATAATTTGTGGTAACGATTTTAAATCAGTAGAAGTTCTAAATTTATTACCCGCAACTTGACCTTCAGTTGCAAGTCCCATTCTAATTAAATCTTGAGGTGTTAATGAAAATTCACCAATGTCTGATAAATCCACATCCATGACAATAGTTTGATTCCCCAAAGGAACTCCCATTATCATATAATCACCACTCTCATTTGTTTTGGCAGTAAATTTATAGTATTTGTCAAATATTTCAACAGCGGTAGAACCTGTTAAAGAATCAATTCTTGATGGTAAAGTACCCGTTGCCGCGTGTTTTGAATAAGATTTTTCGTAAGGTAAAAGATTGTATCTATAACCATCCTCATTTTTATCTGTAGGTGATTTATAAGGGTAGATACTTGAGATTAAAGGGTTTGATTGGTCGGCAACTGTAATTGGGATAAACACCGAAACTCTGGCGTTAGGTACCCCAAATCCTCCATTTGCAATTACTCTACCTACTAATACACCATAGTCAGCACAACTTCTTGTGTAAACATCTGTTTGTTGTATTTTTAATGATAATATTTCTAAAAACTCAAAATCTTGGTCTAATTGTACATTGATTGTCTTATTGACACCAAGTTCAGTTTTTATTCTATATGATTGACCCATGTAATACCTTTAATTTATAAATAGTTTATGTGTTATTTTTGGAATACAAACACACTCTTTTTAAATTATAAACTAATCAATTCAAGAATAAACCTATATTATGAGAAGGTAACAGATTGGAAATTTTTAACAGATACTCGGATATCTTTATTAGGATATCTAATTTGATAAACTTGTGAAGGTTGTGCAAAAATGGTATCATCAACAGGTGCGATTTCTTTAGTTTCAGGGTCCGAATATTGCATTGATGTTTCTGCTGATGAATATTGTCCTCCAACATTATTATAAACATTAAGTCCTGCTACTGTTAATACACCATTTTGGTTTTGAACAATACTTTTGATTTCTGACAAATAAACATTTTGACCTAATTGTCTTATTTGTGGATTAAAATATGTAGATATTTTATCAACAACATCTGCAATAATTTGTCCTGAATTTTGTGCAGAGTCTAAAACAATTTGTACATCCACACTAAGGTCAATAACTTCAGCCGTTAATATTGAGATGTAATCATTCATCATTCTATAATTTGACAAGTATGTTGCAACATTTTGTCTTAATGTGTCTGATACAATGTTGGTTAATTTACCTGAAGTATCATATGACAATAATTGAATTAATATTTTATTATTATTTTCTGTTATTGCCACTTTCGCAGGAGCCCCAAATTCTGCCGGCATATTTCTAATTATCGCCTCATAATCTTGAACTGTAACAGCTCTTTTTTGTGCTGCGAAGTTAAATGAAACATAATTTCGTATTTCTTCTAACGATGGAATACCCGCACCACCAATAGCTGCGGTAACATTATTACATCTTAACGAGTTAACAACTGAAGAGTTTGTTAATTCTGATGGCCCATTAACATAAAACGAAACGGTACCGATTTGAGTAATCACATTTGTCCCTAAATTTGTTGCTAATCCACCACCAACTCTATATTGTATGAATAATGTTGAGTTCGGAATTAAGGCAGAACCTAATGAAAAGTTATTAGAATATCTTTGTAGGTCTAATGTCGCACCCACCGTTGTAAATTGATTTAACGCGTCTTGGGCTGTATTAGTTCCTCCACCAAAAGTCATTTTTTTAAATCCTTCAGGTGTATACTCTGTCATAAATCTATTTTGTGTTTGAATATATCTACCAACTTTAATCCCTGGTTGGTCAGAAACTTTTGTTGGGTCTTCAATAAAAACTCTATCTTCAGCCAAAGCGTCTACTTCATACCATTTATTTGACACTCCTAAAAATTCAGCTGCTGTCGGTATATTTGTATATTCAGTCCCACTTTTTAATAAAACACTTGTAATCCCTAAAACATTTTTTTCAGGTAAGAATAATTCAAAAAATGGTCTTACATCATTTGGCGTAATAACTCTTTTGAATACCTTAGTAATACCATTAACTACAAGTTCTCTTTTTGTTATTGTGTAATTAATTAATACATTATTGGCATTGAAATTAGGTATTTTAAGTCTGTTTGGAAAACCTTGAGCATTATATGGTGATGTAAAATCAATATCATAAATGTTTTCAAATACAATACCCGCACCTGTAATTTGTGAACCTCTTGTTAAAGTACCCAAATATCTTTCATCTTCTTTATCCCCAAAAGCAGGAACTGTAATAGAGAAATCAACTAAAGCAACCGAAGGTCTTTGACCCGGTAATTTTAACCCATAAGTTCTTGCGATATTGTAAATTGAAGACCTTTGTTGGGCGTATTGTAAAACTGTTTCTTGAATACTCCTATCAATATGATAGTGTAAGTTATCCGCAACCGCAGCATTTAAGTCCAAGAACACAGAAAATACCGAAGCATCATTGAAGTCTTGTATTAATTCAGGGTAATAAGTTTTAACATAGTTTAATAACTCTGTTCTTATCCCTTGATAATCTCTAGTTGTATATGATATATTACGATTTGCCATCTATATTAAATATTAATAATAACAAAATCACTTTGTGCAAAAGTGTTTTTATCTGTTGAGTAGTCTATTTTAATTTTAGCAGTATATTCTGAAGTCCCTTTTCCAGGAAATCTATAGATTGGTGATTCACTACTACCGATAGAATTTTGTCCTGTTGCAATATCAACTTCTTCTTGAGGGTCTGCTGGTGTTATTGTTATGTTATTTAATAATAAATTTGGCATATAATTTGAAACCGCTTCTCTAATGTCAGATTCAATAGCATCAAAAGTAAGACCATCAAATGGTTCAAATAAGAACTCATATAATCTAGTACCAAAATCAGGTAGATAATATCTTGTACCTTTTCTTGTTAACAATAAATGGATTAAATCCGCCTTTACTTCTTGAGCTTCAAATTGAGTTAATTCCAAATAGTCCCCTCTTTTAGAATTTCTAAAAGGAAAATTAAGACCGTATGTTGTACCTGCTGCCATATCTATAATTATAGTGTTGTGATTATTTCTTATAAATACCTAAAAATAAATAATCCCGACATTGCCGGGATTATTTTAATAATTAAGATGAACATCCAAAACAATCAATTTCAATACCTTCAGGTTTAGGTGGTAAATTCATGTTACTATAATCTACTTTAGGGACTTCAACATTTTTAGGTTTTTGTACCTTTGAAATGTCTACTGCTAAGTGTTTAGCTCCCGTTGATATAGCCTTTGTTCTTACATAATAACAAAGAGTTTTTAATCCTTTACCCCAAGAATGGAAGTGTGATGATGAAATTTTTGACAATGTTGGATTAGACATATAGATGTTCATTGATTGTGATTGGTCAATGAATGGTGCTCTGTCAGCCGCCATATCAATAAGTTCTCTTTGAGATATCTCCCAAATTGTTTTGTATTTTGGAATTAAGTGTTCAATTCTTTTAACTTTTTTGTTGTAATTCTTGTCTTCTGTGTCAAGGTAATGATTAAAGTTAATATTTTGAATTGAACCTTCCTTCATGATGATTTCATTTTTCAAATCTTCACACCATACTCCTAATTTTTCAAAATCACTAATTAAGTATTTGTTAACAATTAAGATTTCTCCTCCAACTACACGACGATTAAATAATGCCGAGTGAGCCGGTTCTGTCATTTCAAATGAACCTGTGATTTTA